AGCGTAATATAACCGCCCGATTGCAGAGGCGCAATTTTGGCAGAAGTACCTGCACTATCACTCAAAGTTTGCAAAGTTCCCGCTTGGTTTGTTCCAGCCGATACTGTGTAATAATTTGCCCCCGATTGCGTTGCTGCCGCAACACGATATTGAAATAATAAATTGACTGCACCTGAATTGGGTGCGATTGTTTCAAATACAATTTTGTAGGCTTTATATGTAGAAGTAAAAACATTGTCAAAAGTAGTAGTTGTAGTCGTTACTGTGGTGAAAGAGGAACGCTTAATAAGTGTTAAACCACCTGATGGTGTAGCCCATTTCAAGCCTGTTGCTTCAGCCGAATCGGCCGTCAATACTGTGTTATTTGCACCAACACCGATTCGTGCGTCCACTGTTGTGAAAGTAAATAAATCGCCCTTAGTTGTCAATGGTGTGACATCTGCCGTCGTTGTCCAAGCAGGTACACCGCCGCCTGAAACGGCAAGAACCTGTCCTGATGTGCCAATTGGCAAACGTGTATTGGTGTTTGCCGTCGCTGATGAATAAGCAATGTCTCCAAGTGTCGTTCCTGGTTGTAGTGCTTTTAGCCGTGTGTCAACGCCTTGCAATGCAACGTCAAAATCGGCTGGCAAATCCGTCACAAGGTCAGTGGACGTGGGGAGAACAAAACCATAGTTTGAGGTCGGGTTCGTCAATTGAGTTTCCTTTCGTTAAGCGACTATTGTCGCATTTTCCCAGTCAAGTGTCGGCGACACGCTTGACCAAATTTCTGTCACTGGAACGTCATTCCAACGCATTGCCTGTAATGAATAGGCAAGTGGTGAAAGTAGCAAAGTGACGGAAAGTTGATTGTAGGAAGCCTGAAACGACCAGCCTTCGACAAAACCCTGAAACGCGCCTGCGCTCATATTTAAAGGCAAGTTGTTAAGTGCCACGGCTTCGCCCATAAAAATGCCAATAAGGTTGTCGCGGTCGGAATTGTCCAATTCAGGGTTTGTCAGGTCAAATGTGATTTCGCTAAAGATTGGTTGCGGTTGTTTTCTTAGTGATAAATAGAAATCGGCTTGGCTTTCCGCGTCAGCTGCATTGTGCAAGGTTGTTGAAATGATTTGTGCAAGTGTGCCGTATTGACCAATTGAAGTTACGTCAAATGCGGTTTTTTCGCTGGAACTTGTTGCGTTGTATTTTATGGTCAAGTAATTGCGGACGTCACCTGCGCGGGTTTCAATCCTAAGTCCTGCACCTCGCGCTTGATTGGCGTCAAGGTCAACGTAACCATTGGCTGCCAAGTATGTTGTGCGGTGGGTTGAATCGGCATACTCAATTTGTCCCAGTGCGTTTTCAGAAATATAACCCAAACCTGAAGTTGCAAGTGCTGAAACCAGTGAATAAACGTCAATTGTTTCACTTGACCGTGCTGCTAATTCGTAGTTTCCTGGTGTATCTATTTCGCCAAGTCCGTTATTTTCAGCATTTGCCCAAGTTGTTGTTGGGTCAAAAGTTGCCCAAGTAACTGCACCAGCCACTTCAGCCCACGTACCAAACAAAACTTCACGCAAAATTGTTTGAATTTGGTTGCCGTCAAAATCTTTTGAAAGTACGCCTTCAGTCAATGATTTTGGCAAACGTGCCAAAGCACCAAGTGCGGTGATTGAATATGTCTGCGTGAACATTGTTGAACCTACGTCACGAACTTCCAACCCAATATCCACCACGTTGCCACCAAAAATTGCAACAAATGTGTTTGCCGTGTTTTTTACCGAAACACTGATTGTTGAGTTGATTGCCACTGGCACGATTGCTTGGGCAAGGTCAATTAACTGAAGATTTACATAACCCGCCTGCGCCTGCTCGTAGATATTTGTCCGACCGCTGCGAATAACCAGGTTTGCCAAAACCGCGTCAGTATATTCAACGCCGTCAATTTCAACTTTCCAAACGGGATTCCACTGTGTCATTAGATTGCCACAAGCGCGGTTGCACCACCCGTGCCACGGTAGTAAGAACTATTAAGGGTTTCAACAATTGTGCGGGCAGTGCCTTCTTTGTCAATTGCCCCGTTGACCGTAATGCTAATACGTGCTGCATTTTGTGAATCGGTGAATCCGCCACCACCCATTGCCGCCAAACGCGCCGCGTTCTGCGAATCAGTAAATCCACCACCGCTTGCTGCTGCTGCAACGCCTGCTGACATTACTGCTGCGGCCACACCACCCCCGCCGCCACCACCACCACCACCACCAATTGACGGTGTTGGAATTGTTGGAATTTTTGGAACGGAAGTTGAAATGCCTGGTGTGATTACTTTTGGAACGCTCAATGTTGGTGCATTTATTTTTGAAATGTCTTTGCCGCCAAAAATGTTGTTTGCAAAATTGTAGGCAGAAATTAAAGCGTTAATTCCAGCAATTGCACCTGATATTAAGAAGTTCAAAGCACCGACAACTTTGCCAATTACGTCAATAACGCCGCCTGCTATTTTGCCAGCAATTTGCAACGCCCCGCCTAGAACTGTTCCGATTACTGGTGCAAGATAAGTTGAAATAAACGAACCAAACGTTTTGAAAGTTTCAAGGTTGTCGCCAATAGCGTCTTTAACGTAACCAAATGCTTTGACCAATCCGTTAATGATTGGCGTAAATACTGCGGTGATTAAATTGCCAACTTGTGTGATGTAACCACCAAGACCACCACCTTCAAGACTGAAGGCGTTTGAAAATGCGTTAATTGCTGGCAGTGCATTTTGGTTAATGAAGTTAATAACTTTTTCAAGGATTGGCAACAAGGCAAACCCGATTGTCTCCTTGGCTTCGTCAAATGCCACTTGCATACGGGCAATGCGTCCAGCGTAAGTATCGGCGTTTCGCGCAGCAGCCCCACCAAATAAATCTGAAAGTTTTTCCTGAACTTGCGTAAAGTTCATTGTTTTTAATTCAGCAGCTGAAAGACCTATGCCTAATTTGCCTAAGGCTGCGGTATTCCCGTCAAAACCCTTACTTAAAGCAGCAGCGACGGTTTCCAATGGCTTGCCAGTTGCAGTGGATACGTCTAAGGCAATTGCCAACAAATCTTGTGCTTGTGCAACGTCGCCTGTTGAGCGAACTAAACGACCCAAGGCTGGACGCAGTTGGTCGTCAGCCACACCCGTGGCAAGTGACATTTTAAGAATAGATTGTTCGGTTGCTGCTATTTGCGCCGTGGTTGCCCCTGTGGCGTTCTCTAAAGCCAGGGCTAACTGTGTTTGCGCCTTCTCATCTTCAATGGCGGCTTTGACGCCTTCAATGCCAATTTTGACGGCATAAGCACCAGCAGCAGCGGCAGCGGCAACGAAAGCCGCGCCAATCATTTTGCCAGTCTTGCCAATCTTGTCCCCAAATGTGTCAACGTCTTGGGTTGCAGATTTCAGCGATTTGTTGAGATTATCAACGTCACCAAGAATGGAAAGTTTGAGGGTACGACTGCCAGCCATTAGTCATATTCCTTTACTATTTTAGAAAACGATTCTTCCCATTTCTTAATGATTTCGGGTTGAACGCTTCTTAGGGTTGGGTAAATAAACCAGCCGCGTGAACCGCGACCTTCGCGACCTGACCACACTGGAAATTGCTTGTAGCGATTAGAACCAAATTCAACGCCACCCCACACCTGCTGAGTTGTTGCGCCACCGCTTAATTTCTGCCCAGCATAACCAAAACTGATTTCACCAATTTTGGAAGATTTTGAAACTTTTGAACCGTCAGCAACACGATTGTCAACCAAGTTACGGGTACGGCTTGACGCGGTTGCTTTAATCTTGCCCTGAACATATGTTGCCAATTCGCTGGTTGCTTCTTTGGCTTGTGTCAATGCTTGGTCGTCCATTGCTTTGAAAGAACGAACAATGGCGCGCAATTCATTCTTGTCGTAACTGATTGCTTCAGTCGCCATTTGCTCGCCTTTCCAAAATCTCAATGACCGTCAAAATGTCTTCGGCTGATTCAAATTCGTTCGGTGATAGCCCCGTTGCCAGGGCTATCTCCCAAACTATTCTGCTGAGGCTTCCGACTGCGTGGCTTTTGGGTTTGCCTCACCCACTATCACTTCGGAAAT